ATTATCTAGGCGTTTATTGATGGCAAATTTTTCGTACTTTGTTAAACCTTTTGATTTCATATTATTATTATTTTATTAGTTAGAATCCACATTTGCATTCGATGCTACAACGATATTCTATGAATGTGGATTGTATTGTTTTATACACATATATAGATGCTACTTATATATGTGTACTTTTTTAACTACTTGCACACCTCACTTGCGTTACGATGCGTATTTTTACCTCATTCTTTATAATGCCTGTATTGCGGAGGTGGAAAGTTTTACATTGGTTAACTTACCTAACCATTACTAGATTTTTTTTGCTTTGATATATATAGCTAGTAAACTATTATACTACATTACTTTGTTTCGTGTATTGCTAGCGTTATTATTAATCTTATATAAGGTAGTAGGCTATTGCTAAAGTAGGCTATTATTATAAGATGCATTCAATCGTGGGTAAGAGCTTCTTTTTTTTATTCGTTGTTTGCTTGAATGCGATGTAAAGATGCAAACATTTTTCATATTGCAATCAATTGCACACATTTATTTTGGTAAATGAATTGTTAATGAGTACGAAACGTAGTGTTTATAGGCGTTTCAAGGTACGAAGTTTTTTAGACCACGAAAGAAAAGATAACAAATGTTAGGTAATATTTAGTTAATTTATGGTGAACAAAAATATTTTTCCTTAACAAATGTTAACTATTTAATTTGTAGTTAGTTGTAATAATTGATTAATATAGTATTGAATTTTTAATTTTTCAAACTTATTTTTAGTGTTTTTTTGGAGGTTTTGCCCACAATAAGGGAAAGCATCCATAGAAAAAAATAATTTGTAATGATATTCATCATGTGTAACAATAATCATTTGTAAGAGTAAATTCAGTACGACTACACATAATCTATTACACAAACAAATCTATTTCAGTGATTTTTGTCACGGTTTCAAATTTCATAACCTATGTTAATTTATTGTAATATGATATAACCAAACATTTTGTTGTGATATAAATCATGTTACGATATGATATATCTCAGCATAATTATTTTGGTGGTTCGATACAAATTGTGTACGTATATTCGTACTGAATTACGGCATGACATATATCATTTTTGGTGGGGTAAAATAACCGTTTGTTGTCGGATAATTAGCCGTTTGTTGTCGGTTGTTGTCGGAAAAAATCTCGACATAAATTCCAAAAATATCGACGCAAATGTGACATTTTTAGGTTTTTTTTAACATAACGGTTCGTTAACGTGACCCCCGTGGCTGTTTTAATTTGCATTTCGTTAACGAGGTCGGTCGTTGGCGTGGGTGTATTAACCAATAATTATGTTAATGACTGGCAAAAATGACAAAAAATGACAGGCAAATGTCGATTAATTTTTAGTTAACGCTTACTCTCCCTAAGGCTGCGTCGAAATGTCGAGTTTTAACTACTAAATCATTTTAAAAAAAAATATAAATATATAAAAAATATTATACGGTATATGGGAAAAAAGTCGACATTTCGACGCAGAGTGTTTTTTTGGTGTAATTTTGCATCATGGGAATCATCATAAATAAGACATATATTTTCACTGGTTTAGACTACGATACGCTCCGCTTAATCAGGGAGAAACTGAAAGCATTCCTACAACCGATTAGGATGCAAAAGTTGGTTACTAAAATCTATCCATCGATAATGAACTGCCAATCGACATTCTATGTTGTCCCAGACGGTTCGTATGAGTACTGGTCGGAGAGTGAGATATTCGATGACAGGATGTATAAATTCGGCCTATGGTTTAAACACAAAAACCAAGGAGTGAAGATGCACGTTGTACAGTATGACGAAAATCATATTTTACAGAATGAATAGTTTGTGTATATTTGCCATGTGGAATTTAATTTAATCTTTTCGAGTATAAAGAATGGCGGTAGGATACGCAGAGCGTGTTGGAAGCAAGATGACTATATTTGCTTAGAGATAGAAAAGTTAAACTCAAGGTTTAGGTACCACTCGAAAGAGTTTAGGCTACGCAGGGACTATAGCATACCAGCGACAGATATCCTAGCAACAGACTGGGAAGTATACGTAGACAATCAAATCAAATAGTAATATGGATAGTAAAAAGGATTCACGACTAGTAAGAGCAAAGGTGGAGGGTTACAATAAACCAAAGAAGACACCGTCTCATCCAACGAAGTCACACATCGTTGTTGCAAAGGAAGGAGACAAGATTAAGACAATACGATTTGGCCAGCAGGGTGTTACTGGGTCTCCAAAGAAGGAAGGAGAGTCAGAGGCGTATAAGAACAGGAGGGAAGCATTTAAAGCTAGACACGCAGCAAATATAGCAAAAGGAAAAATGAGTGCGGCTTATTGGTCATCGGAGGTCAAATGGTAGTAAAAGTAAAGTGGTAAACTATGAAGATTACAGTAGCAAACATTAAGATAATACTAGAAAAAGATTATGGGTGGCGTAACTTAAACTCCGAAGGAGATAGAAAGCAGTTTTCGGATGAGTTGATTAAAGATACCTTAAAGATAATCGACGATAAACTAAGGTACCACAAAAACATTTCAATTAAATAAAATAAAATGGATAGAAAAGAATACCTTATTTCGCAGGAGCGAGAAACCGCATTAACACTAGACTTAGCAGAGAGACTAATGACAGGAAACTTTAATGCAAGCAATACGGTAATAGTAACCGTATCGACAGACTATTCATCCAACGTTGGCCAGCTGTTACGACACGCACTGACAAAGGATGGAGAGGTTTGCGATGGTTTTGGAATAGACGTTCCATACCCCGATGAAACATGGGATGTAAAGTATCTATATGAGCTATCGTCTTTATTAAGCCTGTATCACTACAAGCTGAACAACAAGAAGATACTTTTAGTTGAGGCTGGTGTTATTCGAGGTTCAAACTATAAGTTTGTAATAGAATGCCTTAAAACAAAGTTAAACCTACCGAATGTAATATATACGCTTGCTTTGTTTGAGAACGAGCACTCAGCGTTCAAGTCTGACTTTGTTGGGGAGTTCTATGACAACGAAACGGAAGACTTAACATTTTGGTGGGAGAAAGAAAACAATCACTGGATAAATGGATAAGATGACAGCAGTAAAAGAATTAAATACAAAGAAAAATATAGTTAAGTTTTTGGAGTGGTTAAATGATAATGGATACATAATGGAGTTTGACTACGAACAGATATCCGAATCATATCTCGGAAATAAAAAGCCGATAGATGCGATAAATGTATTATCCCACTACCAGAAATGGAGAATAGGAACAGAGGATGACATTAAATACACATCAAAGGATATAACAATGGCTTTTAATGAAGTGCTAGAATATTTTGACATGGTTAAATAAAATTAAATTAAATTAAAACAATATGATAAACAGAGAAAAATTATCAGTAAGACTGAAACTAGAAATCGAAAACGGTAAGATGCTTCACCGTGCAGGTCTAAAGAAAGCACTAGAACTAGTTGAAGGACTAGACGATGACGAGGTTGTTGAACCAGAGTTGCTACTAAGACAAGTATGGAGAAACCTTATGGGAAGCGATAGTTGTGAACACGAAGTAAGATACGACATGTTCTCAGATGGAAGTGGTAGTTGGGTAGCTTTAGAGTCTGAGTACTCACCATATATGGTATCACTAGACTTCTCTGGGGATGGAACCAAGATAGAAAACGTACAAGTATTTAAAAAAACAAAGACAGTAGTCGAAGACGAAAAAAAAGTATTCTAATATGGCAATAGTAAAACAAGTCCACTTTGGACAGGAAGCAAAGAACTCTTTATTAAAAGGGATAAACACAATAGCAGACGCAGTAAAAAGCACACTAGGAGCAAGGGGTAACACTGTGTTGATTGAATCAGAGTTTCATGTAGGCGGGTTAACAATAACAAAGGATGGTGTAACTGTTGCAAACAGCATCAACCTGATGAACCCTACAGAGAACCTAGCTGTAATCATGATGAAACAGGCTGCCGATAAGACCGCAGTAACAGCTGGAGATGGAACAACAACGAGTATCGTCTTAACACAAGGGATAGTACTGGAATCTGAGGCTAAACTAAAACCACACATGAACAAGACGGAGGTAATGAGACACATCCGTAAGGCAGCCAAAGAAGTTGAGAAAAAACTAGACGAAACATCTGTAAAGGTTAGTGGGGATACGTTAAAATACGTTGCCGCCATTAGTGCGAATAACGATGAAGAAATAGGGGGTATTATATCAGCTGCATACGAAAGCGTTGGTGACGGTGGTGTTGTTACCGTAGAGAACAGCACTGGTGCCAAGACGTACAGCACAACGATAAAAGGAATGAAGGTTGACAGGGGATGGGCAAGTAAGTACTTCATCAACAGTCAAAAGACACAGGAGTGCATCCTTGAAAACCCTTACATCTTGGTTGCAGACCTAGAAATTAACCTAGTGGCTTCAATAGAGCACCTGTTGATGCATGCCATGAGCGAGAACAGACCAATACTAATCATCGGTGAGGTAAGCGAGCAGGTTCTTAACGCATTGAACACAAACGTGCAAAGAGGTATAATTAAAATCTGTTCAATCATACCACCTAACTTTGGTTACAAAAAGGGAGAAGAGATGGCCGACATCGCAGCATACGTTGGCGGTAAGTACATCAGCGAAGGAACTGGGGATAACTTGGAGTTGGTAAAGACAACAGACTTAGGTAAGGCTAAGAGAGTTATCGTTGGATTGAAGCATACGATTATCATGACAGACGATGAAGCCAATGAGAAGTCGTTACCAGAAAGAATAGAGGGGTTAGAAATCGAGATGGCAGAGAAGGATAACATAGACGAGAAGAACTACATCGCATCAAGGATTGCAAACCTAAAGGGTGGTGTTGCAGTGATTACGGTTGGTGCAAACTCAGACATCGAGCTAAAGGAGAAGAGAGACAGGGTTGATGATGCGGTGTGTGCAACAAAGGCAGCGATAGAAGACGGTATCCTGTCTGGTGGTGGAATAGCCTTGTATGACATCAGTAAAGAGATGACCTACGGAGACGATGAAGATGGCAGAATTGCTTGGGCGATACTAAGCGAGGCTATGCAGTACCCATTCAGGCAGATACTGATAAACGCAGGGAAGGATGTGAAGAAGGCTGAGGAAGAAATGGTTCTTAGAGACTTAGGATTTGGATACGATGTGAAAGAAGAGAGGTTTGGGAACATGATGGAGTTCGGGATTATCGACCCAACAAAAGTAACAAAGAGCGCACTAGAGAATGCTGTTAGTGTTGCAACGACTATATTGTCAACAAACTGCATTGTAACAAACGTAAGAGCAATAAATGAGTAAGTTTTTTTTTAAATTCATAGGCGTAAAGCCTGACGGTAACGGGTTCTATAAGTACAACCCGTTACTTTGGACAATTGTTGTACTAGCAAGTATAGCAAACGGAATTGGAGAGTGTATAGAATATTTTATAAACAGTAAAAATGAAATTTTAAGTAAATGAAAGCATTAGGTAAGTACATAGTGATAAAAAAAATAGTAGAGGAGAAGACGAGTAAGTCTGGGTTGGTTTTAACAGCATCAGACTTGGCCGACTTGAGGTACTCTAAGGGAAAGGTTCAACTTGTAGGAACAGAAATTAAGCACATCAACGAAGGAGATATAGTTTACTACGATAAAGTAGCAGCATTTGATATCAGACTAGATGGTGTAATGCAGTCGATTATAAAGGAGAACGATGTCGTAGTTTGTACTCCTGATTAATTAGAGAGAAATTATGCTTATAACCCTTAGCTCTCAATGGGGTAAAGTTTGGAAACACACTATTCTTTTGGTAGAAATCATTTATTGGGGTCTCACCAAGAAGCATTCTATAGAAATCGGTAACGATTTCTTTTGCTTTTGGGGAAAGTCCATATATCCTAGTCCTTTTAGAGTCGGTATCCTTAAAAACATAAAGAAGTCCGTTTTTTAGGAGCCATTTTAGCCTTCCGAACCTATATGGAAGGATTTTTTGTGCTTGGTTAAACGTGTCTTCGGTGAAGTAAGACTCGTGGAATAAGAAGCAAATTAAGCCTAAATCATCTTCATTTAAGTCGTGTTTTGCTTTTATTGTGGATTTAATTAAAATTATGTACTTTAAGAAATTGTGTTTTTCTTTATCGTATCTCATATTTCACAAAGATAGCTTATATTTGCAAAATGTCTATAGGAAGAACAGCTAAGTTTTACAGAGATAATCCAGATGCAAGGAAACGCCATAGGGAATATCAGGCAGAATACCAAAAGTCACCATCTCAAGTAGCGAAGAGAGTTGAGTTGAATAAATTTAATAGAGAGAAGGGAACGTATGGCAATGGCGATGGTAAAGATGCGGTTCATAAAAATTCTAAAATAGTCGGGTTTAAGAGTGCGTCTGCAAATAGGGGAGATAAAAATGATAGCGCTGGGGATAGAAGAGCTAGGGGTGGTAAAAAATAACTTAAAAACAAAAACATAAAATGGCAGTAAATAAACAGCAATTAACAAACGTATATTCAAGAGCTAGGGCATGGAATCCTTCAGATACTGAGTTTATATCTTATTTAGAAAATAAAGACCCATATAAAAAACAAGTATTAGCAGGGTTAACGGCAACATTAACAGAAAACTCTTTAACAAGTATAACTATCGGGACAGCTGGTAGAGGGTACATATACCCTCCACAGATTGTTGTAGGGACTGAATGGGCAGCAAATACTGCAATTACATCTGGTAGCCAAATATTTTACGGTGCTAATTTATATACAGTTACTGGTAGCGGCACTACATCAACAACCCCTCCAACTGACACATCAAGTAATACTATATTTGATGGAACAGCAAGATACAGATGGGTGGGAACAGTTGCAATAGTAAAAGCTGTAATAGGAGGAAATAATTCTATAAATGGGGAATTAACGCTTGTTATAGAGAATAAAGGAAGTGGATACAGTGCAGCTCCAGCACTTACAGTTGTTGGAGGAACATTCGATAAAGGAACCCCTACTGAAGGAGCGTTTATTCAGTGTTTCAATGTAGCTACATATCAAGTAAGAGTAACTACATTAGCGAACGATGAGCCTGTAGTATTTAAACTTTCTGCTGGGAACCAAACTTTACCAGTATTAGTAACAAAAGTATGGGACACGGATGGGGCTGGCGGTGCATCAGGGACAGGAACAACAACAGCAACAGAAATAATCGCAATGTGGTAATATGGATATAAAATTTTCAAACTGGAACAAGGAATCACACACGACACTGGTTGTGTTAGGTGGTGTGATAGCATCTTTAACGGCATTTATGCCTCAATTTTTAAGCGTACTACACGAAGCTCCATTTACAATAAGCACAGAGGTTGATAATTGGATTTTTTGGATTTTCAAAATGGCTACGGTAGTCCTTGCTGGGTTAAGTATTTTTTATAAATCACCAGAGGAAGCAAAATGATTGATGTAGTTATTGAGAAGATTAAGAATATCACACTTCCAATAGGTGTTATGTGGGGATTAATAGGAGCAAACATATATATATTTGGCTCTAAGAATGCGTTTACAATAGGCCAAAAGTTCATAATAATATTTAACGGTGTTGCTACGAGTTATCTAACTGGTATGCTATGCGAACACTACCATGTATCTACAGCGATAACGGCAGTTGTTGGGTACGCTAGTGGGATGTTTGGTTACTCAATTGTAGTGCAAGCAATAGAGAACCAAGCAAGCTGGATGCACTATTTTACATTGAAAGCTGGTGACTTAATTGATGCATTTATTACTAGACTTAAAAAAATAATATCAAAATAACATTTTATTACAAATCAATGTATTATATTTGTTGGCATGGACTTAGAAAGAATACATTACATCGTCACTGAAGCAATCGGTGACAAGTATGATGACAAGGATTTATTTGCAAAACACTTCAATATTGCAATACGAAGAGTAAAACCAAATGAAAATGAGGACTCTATTCTGTATTCAGTTTTATACAGCATGCAGAATATGCTGAAAGACTATTCAAACAGCAAACCAAATACAAAGGCTGGTAAGTTTGGAAGACTAATGGCAAAGATAGAGGTTGCAGTATTCCCGTTTTTAAAGAATTTCAAAATAAAAATTAAATAATATGCAACAGCAATTAAAATTCAATAGCGTTTTAGATATAGCAGTTTCGCAACTTGGCGTGTCAGAGGTACCAAAAGGAAGCAATTGGGGTGAAGCTGTAAAAAAATACCTAGCTTCAGTAGGGATTACATTCCCAGCGAGCTGGTGCATGTCATTCGTATACTGGTGCGTTAACGAATACTGCAAGCAAAACAAAACTAAAAATCCATTAGTGAAAACAGGTGGAGTGTTAGCGCAGTGGAATAAAATCCCAGCAGCAATGAAGGTAAGCACTCCTAAAGCTGGTGATATATTTATCATGGACTTTGGCTCAGGACATGGGCACACAGGATTTGTTTCATCGGTAAAAGGAAGTAGAATAAATACTATTGAAGGGAACTCTAATGACGAAGGAAGCCGTGAAGGTTTTGAAGTTTGCAGAAAGCCTAACGGTAGACTTATAAGTTCTTGCAAAGGATTTATAAGACTTGCATTTTAATAAAAAATTAAATAATATGGGTAAATGGTCATCGTTTAACAACGATATAATTTCATTGCTTCAAGAAAACGAAGCCATGAGTAATCATCAGTGCGCACAGATAATTTTAAAGACAGATAAGTCAAAGGATGAAAGCGTAGATGTAAATAGTCTCACCCAGCACATTAGAAGACATAGGGCTGAATTGCTAGATAAAAACGAGGGAATTTATAACGCTACAGAAGAGTTAGATGTTCCGAATAGTAAGGTAAAGCATCTGTGGGTTAAAACTAAGAATACATCATTGTTTGTAAAAAATCCAGACTATATCGAAAACGCAGAAGTAAATTTATCTAATTTAAAGAATGAATTAATAATAGACCTACAAGCATACGCTCCAAAGTTTAGTAAAATAGAAAGAGAGGTAGATTCAGATAGTTACTTGCTTGTAATAGACCCAGCAGATATTCACATCGGGAAGTTATGCTCTGCGTTTGAGACAGGAGAGACATACAATAATCAAATAGCAGTAACTAGAGTATTGGAAGGAGTGAAGGGGATATTGCAAAAAATATCATCATTCAATATTGATAAAATATTATTTATAGGAGGGAATGATATCCTGCATGTTGATAATCCGAAAAATACAACGACAGCAGGTACGCATCAGGACTGCGATGGGATGTGGTATGATAATTTTTTAATAGCAAAACAGCTTTATATTGATATATTAGAAATGCTTTTATCAGTAGCAGATGTGCACTTTACTTTCAACCCATCTAATCACGATTATACAAATGGATTCTTTCTAGCCCAAGTGATTGAAACTTATTTTAAAAATTGTGAAAATATAACTTTTGATTGTTCAATAGCTCATCGAAAAGCTTTTAAATATTATGACAATCTGATAGGCACCACTCATGGGGATGGAGCTAAAATAGCTGATTTGCCATTATTAATGGCAGTTGAATTTAGCAATCTCTGGTCTGAGACTAAGCATAGGTATGTATATACCCATCACGTTCACCATAAGACTAGTAAGGATTATGCGGGAATAACAATCGAAAGCCTTAGAAGTCCATCAGGAACAGATAGTTGGCATTATAGAAATGGGTATTTAAGTATCAAAGCAGTAGAGGCATTTTTACACTGCAAACGAAATGGCCAGATAGCACGGATTACGAATATTTTTTGATGCCAAATGATGCCAATAATAAATATTATTAGTATATTTGCAGTATGAAGGTATGCAGTAAGTGCAAGGTTAACAAGCCTAAAAGCGAGTACTATAAAAGAAGCAATAGGCCATGCGGTGTAAAGAATATATGCAAAGAGTGTAACAAGGTTTATCCGAGCAGAAGAAATGCAGCTACAGCAAGAGCTAGTGATTTGATGAAATCCTACAAAATAACAACAGAAGAATATAATATGCTACTTGAAGCTCAGAATAATATGTGTGCGATTTGTAGTAAAAATGCATCAGAATTATCAAATAATAGGAAAAAGTATTTATGTGTAGACCACTGCCATGTTAGTGGAAAAGTTAGAGGGTTATTATGCGATACATGCAACAGAGCTCTTGGGATGTTTAAGGATAGTGTAGCAATACTTGAAAACGCAATAGCATATATAGATAAACAAAATTAATTTTAATATTATGGAGATGACATTTACAACAGACTGCAAGGATGAAGCTAAGGTACTTTTACACGCAGTAGAAAAATCAATAGCAGTATCGGAACTAAGGCAAAAACTAAGATTTGGTTTAAAAGAACTTGACTTTGGCGAAAACCATAGTTACATTGAGCAATTGTATAGTTTAATTTGCGAGATAGATAGTATAGGGTAATGGTAGTTAGGTGTAATAATAAAAAATGCAAAAAGAAGAATGTTTGCATGAGGTTTATAGAAGAAAAGAATAGTAAGTCTATTGTTATGGAGATAGAACCAGAAATTAATGATTCTGAAAACTTCAGATGTGATAGCATTATTACATTTAAAAAAGACTTCAGAAAATACAGAACTATATTACAATTAAGATAATAGTCATATATTTGTAGCATGAAAGAAATACAAGATTATCAAGCCAGTACGAATGTAAGTAAGTTATCTAAGCTATTAGGCTCTGATGTGGATGGTAGTACTAAAAACTTTTTACTTTCTGATGTTGCATCAACTGTAAATACAAAATCTGTAAAAACAATAAATGCTTCAAATGAAGTATCATTGTCAGATGCAAATAATATAATATATTGCACTCTAGCAAGTAATTCAGTATTAAACTTAAACTCAAATGCAACAGCTGCAATACCAGTAGGTTCTGAGGTAGTAATTGTAAAAACAAATGTATTTACATTGTCTATATCTCCTGCTGTTGGAGTAACACTAAACGGTGGTACATCTGCTATAACTACAACAACTTCACAAGCGTATATTGTTTTAACAAAGGTTGGAACAGATGTATGGATGCTATCTCAATTATTATAATAAATAAATAAATTAAATAAAATATCATGAACGAAAAACTTACAGAAGAAGAATTGGCTCAATTAGTAGAAGCTAGAGAGTCACTATATGTTTCACAAATGAAGCTAGGCGATGCGCAGTACAAAGTGCATTTAGCTACTATGGAGTTTCAGAAATACGCAACAGACATAGAGTCTATTCAAAAAACATTGTACGACAAGTATGGTGATTTTGAATTAAATTTAAACACAGGAGATATTATCAGAGATGGAAATTAGGAAAATATCTGTAGGTTTAGATTGTAAAGATGGTGCCATGCATTACATCCACGGGCAATCTATATTAAATGGAACCCATAAAATACATTTGATAAAAATGGATGAGTACGGGTGTATTGTAATTTGGATTGAAAATGACCATAAAGAGGTAATGCAATGGAAGTCATTCAACATAAACATGCCAATATCAATTGAATATAATATAAATTTTTAAAATATGCGTTCACCATACTGCTTCATGTGCAGGCCTGTTGGTGGAGTTAGATATGATTCGGTAAACAAAAGCGGCCTTGTTTTAAGCGCATCTTTAGAAGACCATACTACCACTAATAGACAGGCGGAGATAATCTCACTGCCACTAAACTATTCTGGGGAGATACAAGTTGGAGACATCCTTCTTGTGCACCATAATACCTTTAGAAAATATTTTGATATGAAGGGAAGAGAAAAAAGCTCTCCTTCATTTTTCAAAGACGATTTGTTTTTAATATTCCCAGACCAATACTTTATGTATAGTCGGGATGGAGTTTGGTATGCGCCAAGCCCTTACTGCTTTATGTCGTTATGCGATGAGCCATTGACGGCTATAGTTGAGTATCCAAACATAGACATGATAAATTCAGGAATACTGAAAGGTGACAAGGTGGTGTATCAACCAGACTCTGACTACGAGTTCAGAATAGACGATAAGAAATTGTACAGAATGTTTAATCGAAATATATGCATACAACTGACCTAAGAGAAGAGATTATAAAAGCTGGAAGAATAGCTGTAAAGGAATTGATAAAAGTGGCAAAGGAAGCCATTATAACCAACGATGAAGATAATCTATCAGCCGATAAGCTAAAGAGCGCTGCACAGGCCAAAAGAATAGCAATAGAGGATGCATTTGCCATACTAGATAAGATAGATGCGCAAGAAAGCGCTATTGGATTAAGTAATAATACTGCCGATATCAGAATAGTTGATACTAAGGGATTTGCAGAAAAGAGGTCATCTAAATAATGTACAAGATAGAAAAAGATATAGTACCATCAAGCGTAAAAGCTTCCAGAAATTCTAGGAGCATGTGGACTTATGGGTACAATAAAGAGTTTGACATAATTGTAATATCTAAGGATGGAACAATTGGAGATATCTATAATATAAATGATTTATTGATAGCTTTGCCAAAAGAAAAAAAATGTGAAGCTAACGAAGAAGGTATATGGGTTCCTCATGAAATACCAAAAGAATTAGCATCAATAAAGTCTCAAGCAGAATGGAATGTTAGAACAAATGAGTTTAAATCAAAGTACATAGACTATATAGAAGGCGAGTTTGACAAGAGAGCTAACGGGCACTGGTTTTTAAATAAAGGAATACCTACCTATTTAACAGGGAGCCACTACATGTACTTGCAGTGGACTAAGATAGATGTTGGATTGCCAGAGTTTAGGGAAAGTAATAGGATATTTTACATTTTCTGGGAGGCGTGTAAGGCTGACAATAGATGCTATGGGATATGCTACCTAAAGAACAGAAGAAGTGGGTTCTCGTTTATGTCAGGTAGTGAATGCAGTAACATTGGGACAATTACCAGAGATGCTAGGCTAGGGATATTAAGTAAAACTGGTGCCGATGCGAAGAAGTTATTTACTGAAAAAGTAGTACCTATGGGGCTTAACTATCCGTTTTTCTTCAGGCCAATTCAGGATGGTATGGACAGACCTAAAATGGAGATATCGTATAGGGTTCCAGCTAGTAGGTTGACTAGGAAAACAATGTTTAGTACAGACGAAGAAGAGTTGGATGGATTGAATACAGTAATTGACTGGCAGTCCACTACGGACAATAGTTATGATGGTGCCAAGCTTAAATTTTTGCTTCAGGATGAGTGCTATGACCCAGAGACATTAATACTAGCTAGTGATTGGACTTTTAAAAAGATAAAAGATTTAAAAATTGGGGACAAAGTATTTGTTGAAGGTGGGATAGAAAAAATTATAGTAAATAAAACGGAAGGTATTACTGACACTTATAGGATTAAACAACCTTATGGGAAAGATTATGTTGTAACAGAAAATCATAGATTAGTTTTAAATCACTACTATAATAAAGGACATAAGGAAGTTATAATGACTCCAAAAGAGTACATGTCTTCTTCTAGATTTAAAAAACAGCACTTAACTAGAGTTACTTCAAACGGGATAGAGTCTGACGATAAAAATATAACTATACCTCCATACCTACTAGGTATGTGGCTAGGGGATGGAAGACAAAGCGCATTTACAATATTAGTAAATAAAGATGAAGAGCCTGAGTTATTGGCTTATCTTGGAAGAATAGCTGAAATGCGAAATATAGATTTTGAGCTTAAAAAATCAACTTCAAAAAAAATAGTTGAATTTGCTTTTAAAGGAATAAATAAAGAGCTAAGAGATATAGGGGTGTATAATAATAAGCATATACCTGATATTTACATGCAGTCATCTATAGAGGCAAGGCTTCAGTTACTAGCAGGATTAGTTGATACTGATGGATATTCTGACCATAAAAAAGGTTCTATTGAATTAGGCATGAGTCGTAAGGATTTGATAGAGCAAATAAGATTTCTAGCTTTATCTTGTGGGTTATCATGCTCTAATATTAAGCATAAAATAAGTAATTTCAATACTGATGTCTATAGAATTTGTATATCTGGAGACTTATCTATAATACCTATACTAACAGAAAAGAAATCTTTCGATAACTATAAGCCTAAGACAAAGGGAAGAAGGAATAAAGTTGATGTAGAGTATATAGGGAAAGGTAATTATGTAGGAATACAAGTTGATGGGGAAAATGATAATGAGAGAAAGTTAATACTTGAAGACTTTACCGTAAGTTTAAATAGCGGAAAATGGGTAAAGCCTGAAAATATATTAAATAACTGGAAGGTAACAAAAACATGTTTAAGACTAGGTAAGAACATTGTCGGTAAGTGTATGATGGGTAGTACTAGTAATGCATTATCAAAAGGTGGAGCTGAATTTAAAGAGTTATTCGAGAAGTCAAATCCAAGGGTAAGAAACAATAATGGACAAACTACCAGTGGGTTATATGCATTGTTTATCCCGATGGAATGGAACTTTGAGGGATATATCGATAAATGGGGGTTCCCTATACTAGAGGTAGAGAAAGGAAAATCTGTTGAAACTTCAGATGGTGAATTTGTTTCTATTGGCGTAATAGAGCATTGGAACAATGAGGTAGAGTCACTAAAGAATGACTCAGACGCACTAAACGAACACTATAGGCAGTTCCCAAGAACGGAGAGCCATGCTTTTAGAGACGAGAGCATAAGTAGCCTATTTAACCTTACAAAAATATATCAGCAGATAGACTATAACGAAGGGATGATAGAGGGTAGGACTTTAACTAGAGGATATTTCAGCTGGTATAATGGCGAGAAAGATACAAAAGTTATTTGGACTCCTGATAATAAAGGAAGATTTTTAGTATCATGGATTCCTCCAGCACACCTGCAAAACAATGTAGCTGTAAGAAATAATTTAAGATACCCACTGAATGAGCATCTAGGTATTTTTGGATGCGATAGCTACGACATATCTGGAGTAGTTGGTGGTGGTGGTTCAAATGGAGCGTTACACGGGCTTACTAAGTTTCACATGGAACAAGTTCCTACGAACCATTTCTTCCTTGAATACATATCTAGGCCACAAACAGCGGAGATATTTTACGAGGATGTAATAATGGCAATTCATTTTTATGGAATGCAAATTTTGGCAGAGAATAATAAACCTAGATTGCTATACCACTTAAAGAATAGAGGATATAGGCCATTCAGCATGAATAGGCCAGATAAGCCACTAGCAAAACTGTCAGTAACAGAAAGAGAGCTTGGGGGAATACCGAACACGAGTGAAGACGTGAAGCAGGCACACGCAGATGCCATCCAAACATATATAGAAAAATATGTTGGATACGACCTAGATGGAACATACAGAAACTCAGAAGATATTGGAGATATGTTTTTTAATAAGACGTTACAGTCTTGGGCTAAGTTTGATATAAATAACAGAACTAAATTTGATGCTTCGATAAGTAGTGGGCTTGCAATAATGGCTGGACAGCGCCATTTATATGTTCCTAAGACTGAGAATACAAAAATAAGTATTAAATTTGCGAAGTATGACAATTCTGGTAGAACAAGTCAGATATTAAATAATGAGAGATAAAAAAAATATATCAATTCCGAAACAACCATTCCCAAGTGTAAATACAAAAGACTCAGTAAAAGCTACTGAAGAATACGGATTAAAAATAGGTAAAGCAATACAGCACGAATGGTTTCAGGAAGGCGGAGGTACTTGCAAATTTTTTACTAGATGGACAGATTTCCATAATACTAGATTATATGCTAGAGGCGAGCAGCCTATTCAGAAATATAAAAAAGGGTTTGGGGAAGACTTGTCACATATAAACATGGACTGGACTCCAGTTCCTATTATTCCAAAGTTTGTTGATATTGTTGTAAATGGGATGTCTGATAGAACTTTTAGTACAAAGGCTAGAGCTGTTGACGCTATGTCTGCTGATGAAAGAAACAAGTATCAGCAAATGATTAAGTCTCAAATGATAGCAAAGCCTGTATTAATGGCTATAAAGGAGAATTTTGGTGTTGATACTTTTAAGGTTCCACCAGACGAGTTGCCAGAAACAAATGATGAGCTTTCTTTATTCATGCAAATGAAATATAAGCCAAGAATAGAAATAGCTGAGGAGACAGCTATTGATACAATTTTTGAATTAAACAACTATGAAAATCTAAGAGATAAGTTTCACTACGACTTAACAACCCTTGGAATTGGGATAGCTAAACATTCATTTAATATTAATGATGGAATTAGGATTGAATATGTTGACCCAGCAACAGTCGTTCATTCATATACAGAGTCTCCTACATTCTCTGATTGTTTTTATTGGGGAGAAGTTAAGACTGTACATGTAAGCGAGTTATTGAAGTTAGACCCAGATATGGATGAAGAAGAGTTAGAGGAAGCGGTAAGAGGCGGACAAGAATTTGGTGATTACTACATAGGAATGGCAAAATATAGAGATAGCATGTTCCAAAAAGATACTGTAACATTACTATACTTTAATTATAAAACAACTAACAGCATTGTCCATAAGAAAAAGAAATTAAACAATGGAGGAGAGAAGGTAGTTAAGAAAGATGATAGTTTTAATCCAGAGCCAAATGAGAATTTTGAAAAGCTAGATAAGAAGATTGAGGTGTGGTATGAAGGCGTAATGACGCTAGGGTCAAATATGCTTATCAAATGGGAGCTTTGTAAGAATATGGTAAGACCAGATGCCGCAATTCAAAAGACCTATTCAAACTATGTAGCATGTGCACCAAGAATTTATAAGGGAGAGATTGAGTCTTTGACTAAGCGAATGATTCCTTTTGCAGACTTAATACAGATGACGCATTTAAAGTTGCAGCAGGTATTAAGCAGAATTGTTCCAGATGGTGTGTTTATAGATGCAGATGGTATTAATGAAGTTGACTTAGGTAACGGTGGCTCATATACTCCAGAGGATGCATTAAACATGTACTTCACAACGGGTAGCGTTATTGGTCGTTCATATACTCAGGATGGCGAATTGAATCATGGTAAAATACCTATCCAAGAGTTAAACAGTAACAATGGACAAGGTAAAATAAATAGCTTAACTAGCACCTATAATCACTACTTAGGTATGATTAGAGATGTGACAGGGTTAAACGAAGCAAGAGATGCAAGTACTCCTGACCCAAATAGCTTGGTTGGGCTTCAAAAGTTAGCTGCTGCAAATAGTAACACAGCGACTAGGCATATTCTAAATGCCAGCGTATATATTACAAAGATGTTAAGTGAGGCTATATCATACAGGATTGCTGATGTGTTAGAGTACTCTGACAATAGAGAAGAGTTCGCAATGCAGATTGGTAAGTATAATTACGACATGCTAGACGAGATAAAATCATTGCCATTGCATAGCTTCGGAATTTTCTTAGAGGTATCACCAGACTCAGAGCAAGAAAATCAATTAGAGAATAATATCGGTGTTGCATTGAAAGTAGGGCAGATTAATCTTGAGGATGCTATTGACATCCGAAACATGAAAAATATAAAGCTTGCTAACGAATTGTTGAAGCAAAGAAGAAAGTCAAGGGATAAGCAGCGAATGGATGAGCAGAAGCAGGCTATGGAGCAGCAAACTCAAGGCAATATCCAATCAGCACAAGCATCTAGCCAAGCAAAAGCTCAGTCTCTACAGATTGAAGCACAGGTTAAAATGCAGGTAATTCAAGCTCAATCTCAAGCAGACATGGCCAAGATGGAAAGAGAAGCTCAATTAAAACTTGAGTTAATGAACCAAGAGTTTGAAATGCAGATGAGATTAAAGCAGGCAGAGATAGAGTTAGTTAATGGCAGAGACATGAAGAAGGAGGAAGCTAAAGATAATAGAACAAAGATACAAGCAACACAGCAATCAAAATTAATAGAGCAAAGACAAAACAAAGCATCTGCTGTAGACTTTGAGTCAAACGAGGATTCTTTAGACGGATTTAGTCTTGGAGAGTTTGAACCGAGGTAGTTGTTTATGTATGATATTAGTCATATATTTGCTAAAATTTAATATAATATGGAATTTACTAATGTAAAACTAGTTGATGATGAAGAAAAATCATTATCAGAAAAAGAAGCTGATGTAATAGCTGCTGCAAAAGAAGAAGAAGTTGCCATAGAGGCAGAGTCTGAAGCAACAGAAGAAACTGAGGCAGAAGCAGAGTCAGAACTCAGCGAAACAAGTGTTCTTTCATTTATTAAGAATAAGTTTAATAAAGAAGTAAATTCTTTAGAGGATTTATTTAACGAGAAAAAAGAAGCAGTAGACCTACCAGAAGACGTTTCGATGTACATGAAGTACAATAAAGAAACAGGGCGTGGTTTTGAAGACTTTATAAAAGCGAATAGGGACTTTACAAAAGAAGAACCTACAACCTTACTTAGAGAATACTTGGCTATCATGAACCCAGAACTTGATGATGAAGACATGGAGTTCGAGATGGAGAAATACGAGTATGACGAATTTGATGAAAAAAGAGAAATAGCTGCTAAAAAAGTAGCTTACAAAAAAGACCTTGCGGAAGCAATTGATTACTTTAATAAACAAAAGGAGCAGTACAAAATACCAGCAGCGTCTGTTGGAACTGGATTGCAAGAAGAGGAAAAAGAAGCGTATGAATTGTTTAAGCGGACACAATCGCAGGTGGCAGCCTACGAGGAAGAGAATAATGCAAAAGTTGAATATTTTAAGCGGAAAACTGACGAGTTGCTTAATGAGAAATTTAAAGGTTTTGAATTTCAAATTGATGGCAAAAATTTAGTATATAAGCCTTCAGATATTTCTAAAATCAAAGAGCAACAGTCTAACATTGGCACATTTATTAGTAGCCATGTTGGAGAAAACGGATTGCTTAAAAATGCAGAGGCTTACCATAAAGCGATGGTGATGGCTTCTAACCCAGACATGATGGCTAAATTTTTCTATGAGCAAGGGGCAGCAGATGCTACCACAAACTTTGCAAAAGATAGTAAAAATATAGATATGTCAGGAACTAGAAGTTCACCGCAATCAATTTCAAAGGGTGGCCTAAGTGTTAAAATGGTTGAAGATGACGATGATTATTCTCTGAAAATAAGCAGAAACAGAAAATAATTAACAATTAAAAACAAAAAACCAAAAAAATGGCAGGTACATTATCATTAACCCCTACTTACGGATTAACGCCAACAGCGCAGAAAATCCCAGTATCAACAAACTATATTAAGGATTTTAACTTCCTTAATCAATATTTACCAGAGCAGTATCAAAAAGAATTTGAGCGTTATGGTAATAGAAGCGTAGCATCATTCTTGAGAATGTTAAGCGCAGAAATTCCATTTGCATCAGATTTAATTAAATGGTCAGAGCAAGGTAGATTACACACAAAATACACTGACGTTTACACTGCTTCAGTAGCAGGTGCAAAAACTGCTGCTGTACAATTCAGTGCACAAGCTGGCAAGCCTGTTAATTTCAGAAAAGGTCAAACAGTTTTGATTTCTCAAAACGCAGGGACAGCAACAAACAAAGGTATTATTACAGATGTTGCTTCAAGTGGTTTGACATTTGATGTAGCTTTTTATGAAGCAACCCAAGCTATTATAGCAGGTACTGCAACTACAAACTTGTGTACTGTATTTGTTTATGGTTCAGAGTTCAGAAAAGGTACTGCTGGGATGGAGGGTAGCTTAGAGGCTCAATCTGTATTCTTCGACAACAAACCAATTATAATTAAGGAAAACTATGAAGTTAGTGGTTCTGATATGGCTCAAATTGGATGGGTAGAAGTATCTGACGAAACAGGTGGCGGAGGCTACTTGTGGTATTTAAAATCATCTCATGAAACTCGTACTCGTTTTGAAGACTACTTGGAAATGAGTATGGTTGAAGGTAAGATAGCAGAAGCAAACTCTGGAGCATTAAATACTCAGTCAGTTAATGCAGCTGGGTCAAACATTATTACAGGTGGTGGCACTGGTGCAACTAGCGTTGGTACTAAAGGTTTATTCTCTGAAGTAGAGAGTAGAGGTAACGTGTGGAGCGGTGGTAATCCGAACACATTAAATGACTTCGATGCAGTTATTCAAAGATTAGATAAGCAAGGTGCGATTCAAGAGAATGCAATTTTCTTAAACCGTCAGTTTAGCTTTGACATTGATGATATGTTAGCAGCTCAAAGCGCAAGCGCTATGGGTGGTTCTAGCTTCGGATTGTTCGATAACGATAAGGATATGGCTTTAAATTTAGGGTTCTCTGGTTTCCGTAGAGGTTATGATTTCTACAAAACAGACTGGAAATACTTAAATGACGCTCAAACTCGTGGCGACTTAGTAGCAGGAGCCGTGAATGGAGTATTAGTTCCAGCAGGTTCAACTAATGTTTACGACCAAGTTTTAGGCAAAAATGCTAAACGCCCATTCTTACACGTTAGATATCGTAAGAGTGAAGTTGAAGATAGAAAGTATAAATCATGGGTTACAGGCGGAGCAGGTGGCGCATCTAATAGCGATGTAGATAGCATGAAAGTTAATTTCTTATCTGAAAGAGCACTTTGCGTATTAGGAGCTAATAACTTCTTTATCTTTAAAAACTAATAAATAACAAATAATGAGTGACAGGTGATTCTGTCACTCATTATTAAATTAAATTAAATAAAATGAAATCGACAAAAAAAACACAAGTAGGGAAAGACAAAACGTATGTATTGACAGGCAATAGCTCGCCAATATGTTTCATGTTACAATCAAAAAATAGTAGGAGTTCTCCGTTGCTATACTTCGATGAAGAGACTAACGAAAACAGAGCATTAAGGTATGCTAAAAATCAGAAGAGTCCATTTGAAGATGAGCAAGATGGGAACGCAATATTAGAGCATGTAATGTTTGAAGACGGTTCGCTTCATGTTCCATACACAAACCCAACACTACAAAAGTTCTTAGACATCCATCCAGCCAACGGTACTATCTTTAAAGAGTTAGACCACGAGGCTATAGCAAAGGATGAAAAAGATGCTTTATTGAAAGAGATAGATGCATTGGTAACAGCTAAGGGATTAGAAGTATCAGTGGCAGAGTCTATTTTAAGAGTATATGCTGGGGCAAATGTAGACAGCATGACTACAAGTGAAATAAAAAGGGACATATTGATATACGCCAAGAAAAGCCCTAGAGAGTTCTTAGAAGCCTTAGAAGACCCAACGCTAACATTAGACAATACTGTAGCTAGGTCGTTCACTGAAGGCATATTTATAACAAAAAACAATGGTAGAGATATCTATTACAACTTAGAAAACAACAAGTTGAAGTTATTGACAATACCTTCTGGAGAAACAGCAGAGCAAGCATTAAGTGCGTTCTTCTTAACTACAAAGGGACTTGAAGTAATGAAGATGGTTGAAAGTAAGTTGAATTAATTATCTTTGCTTAACAACTTAACAATTTTAAAAAAAAATAAAAAAAAATGAAAAGATTAATTAGTTTCCCTATAGGTACAGCAGGGAATAAAGTGATTGTCGGGGTAGATAATATTGCAACAATTACATTCCCTACAACATCTACAATGTTTATATTCTATGTTGGTAGTGCTACCTTAAAAACAACTATTACGTTTACAACAGCTGACGCAACTTATGCATCTCACAATGCTGTAGTAAAAGCAATTAGTGATGCTTTTGCTATTGGTGCAATTAGTAAAGATAACTTTGCAGTTTATGAACTTCCTACATTACCTATAGTAGGTGGTACAACACAACAGGTTCTTACTTCTGTAGCTTACGCTTAATAGTAACACAACAAATTTAAAAAAAAATCGCATAATCTTTATGCGATTTTTTTTTGTTATCTTTGCTGTCTATGATTGATAAAGTTAGACAGTCCGTATTGTATATCCTAAACAAGGACAATAACGGGTATATTACTCCACAGGAGTTCAATCAATATGCAGGCATGGCACAATTGGATATTTTTAATAAATATTTTGTTGACTATGAAGAAGCAAAGCAGTTATTAAAGAATGGCAAGGCCAGCGATAACTATGCTGATACTGTTAGAAAGATAGAGTATAACATAAATGTTTTTTTAGAAAATATACTTATAAGTAAAGAGTCAGATACAGCCACTGCGATTGCTGCAATAAATGCAGGTACAGTATCAAGTATAGCTTTAGCAAATAGCGGTGGCGGATACTCTTCAGCTCCAAATGTATTTATTGGTAGTTCTGGCTCAGTGGCGTTTGCTGCAAATACAAGTGTTTCAAAGGGTGCAATGTTGTCTAGTGGAACGAATTATTTCATCGTAATTACAGCAGGAACTACAGGAGCCAATATTACAAGTTTTGATAGGAATAACAACTTCACAAATGGTTCAGCAGTATTGAAATATGTCACGGTTTCAAATGGTGCTGGTTCAGGAGCGTTGGCAACTGCAAGTATTGATACAAAAGGAAATATTTCAAATATTATAATAACAAATGCTGGTTCTGGTTACACATCGGTTCCTACGGTTACTATTGCAGCAACAAGTGTAGGCAAAGGGTATGCATTACCTTCTGACTGGTTTTTTATTGACAACATATTTATAGGCAATAACGAAATCCAAAAGGTTAGCACTAGAGAATTAGCTTTATTGTTAAAGTCTCCAAGTGTGTACCCATCGCTTGAGTTTCCAGTGTATAACCAGAAGGCATCTTTAGTGGAGGTTTATCCTAGTTCTATAGTATCCGACATAGAGTTAAACTACATTAGGTATCCAAAGTATCCAAACTGGACTTACACCTCTATTGCAAACGGAGAACCTATATATAATCCATCTATTTCAGGGTTCCAAGATTTTGAATTATACGATGAAGAGTTTACTAAGTTGGTTACAATTATATTGCAGTATGCAGGTGTTCAAATAAGAGAAACACAGGTTGTACAACTAGAAGCGCAGCGTGAAGCAATGTTAAACAAAAAATAAAGAAAATGCAAGATTCAGTATATTATGGAGATAGTTCAAATTTTGGGAGCTATCAATACCTACCACTAACCGAAATAGTTTCTAACTTCCTGTTGCAAAGTACAGGAGATAACTTCATCATTAATAATACGAGCAGATTTAGCGTAGTATTTTGTGCAAAAAGAGGGATACAAGAGTTGCACTACGATGCAGCAAAAGAAACATTGTCATTTGAGGGTGAGGTATCTTCTTCATTGAAAATGGTTATGCCATCTGATTTTGTAAATTATATAAAGGTTTATAGAGAAGTAAATGGTAACCTAATACAACTTGAAGAGTCTAATTCAGTGATAAGCGCTAGAGCAATGCTGAAAGACTCCGCAGGAGACACAGTTTACGACTCAAATGGTAACGCTGTTTTAGTAGACAGTGACTTAGACTTAGCTAGGATTAATGGTGACGCTCAACAGATGTCTCCAGAAGGCTATTTAGGGTGGTTCATTAATGATGAGTGGTATTACCCATACAACTATCCTTTGCTTGGCATAGACATGGCTAAGATTGACTTTAACCCTACATTTAGACTAGATAAAAAAGCTGGAGTAATTAATTTCTCTAGTGGAATGTCTGGAGAAAAAGTAGTGATAGAATACTTTAGCGATGGGATGAAGGCAGATGATGCAGACATAATGATACATAAAATGGCAGAGGAATATCTGTACATGTATATTAAGTGGGCATTATTAAACGGGAAGAGTGGCATTCCTGAGTATGTTGTAAATAGAGCTAGAAGAGATAAGATGGCCGCATTAAGAAACACTAAAATAAGATTAGGTAACAATAGCCCTAGTAAGTTGAAAAAAGCTTTAAGAGGTGCTTTAAATTGGATAAAGTAGTATGAATATAGTAAATACATTTACAGGAGCAAGAATGAACAAGGATATTGACGCTAGGTTAATTCCTTCAACAGAGTATATAGATGCACTGAACGTAGATGTTATAAATTCTACTGATGGTAATAAGAATGGAGTTTTACGAAACTCAAAAGGAAATAGAAGACTAGAAACGCCCCTTGGGGTAACAATAGATGTAAGAACAGCATCGGGTATGCCTCTAACAAATCCTGTAGTAATAGGAGTCTGCAAGTATGAGCCGAATAACGCTATTTATTGGCTCATAGCTTCTGATACAGAGGACATAGTTGTGGAGTACATAGACAGGCCAGACACCGTAAGTAGTGTCACTGCTGGGCTGTATGGCGTTGTGGGGGATATGACTGTGATACTCCGTGCTGTTAAATTAACACCTACAACACCTAGTTTATTGGGGTTTAATAAAAGCTATTTAATATCGGGCATAAACTATTTTAACGGGTTCCTATTGTGGACAGATAATCTATCTGCGCCAAAAATGGTAAATATTGCAGATGCTAAAAACTGGACTTCAGCAATCCCCCCCTTTGCTTGGAACATAGATGACATTATTGTTATTGTCAAGCCTCCTGTAAGCGCACCTTCATTGTTTTTAAAGAATGATACAAATATAAAAACTAATACAAAGAATAAGTTCTTATATTTTTCTTATAGATATAAATATGCAAACAGTCGATGGAGTTCTATGGCACCATTTAGCAAGGTTGGGTTCTTCCCATCTGCGTTTGCTTACGACCAAAATGCGGAAGCTAATGTTGGGATGCAGAATATATACAACTCTGTTGACATAACTGTAAACACTGGTAGCAGACAAGTAACGGATATACAGATATTGTTTAGAGATACATCATCAAATAATGTTTACATAATTGAGACGATAAATAAAGCTCATCCAATACTACAAACAAGCACAATACTAGATGACTCTACGTTTACATATAAGTCTTTTGATAATAACAAAATATATACTGCACTACCAAGTAGACAACTGACTAGATTGTTTGATAATGTTCCGATAAAAGCATTAGCACAGGACATTATAGGTGGCAGATTAATCTATGGCAACTATACTCAATTCTATGATTTAAAAACAGATTTTAATAGTATGGTATTGCCTAACTATACCGTATCTATAAACTCTACTCCTATAGCAACTGCTGCTACTCCTCAACCGAGCTTGAAGACGGGTAGAGATTACGAAATAGGACTAATGTATTTAGATGACTATGGGCGCATGAGTACTGTTTTAACATCGCCAAAGAATACAATCCATTTACCATATAGTAAGGCTGGAAATAAAAACTCATTAATTCTTGATATTGCACATTTCCCTCCGAAATGGGCTACTAAATATAGGGTTGCAATTAAGCAGTCCAAAGACTCATACTATAACATATATCCAACTGTTTCATACAATGTTGGCACTGGTACTTGGTTTAAGGTAAGCAATAGTGATGTAAATAAAGTAGCAGTGGGTGATTATGTAGTAATAAAAACATTGTATACAGGAGTTAGTGGAGATAGTAAGGAATATAAAGTACTAGAAATAGCTGCAAAAAACTTTGGAGAAATAGTAGCAAATACTAGTATTGCAGGTACGTATTTAAAATTAAATTATACACAAGCGATAACAGCTGCTAATTTGTATAGCTTCACTAATACTGGATTTATGTTTAATAGCATGAGTCCATCTGCCACATCAGGTAACAATCAAGTTGGGTCTTCGTGGATTGTGGCTAGTACTAAGCCCAATATGGACTATTCACCATGTGTACTATATAGGGCTAATGGGACATCGTTTAAGGGAGCTTCAAGTGGAGCTGTATATTCAAAGATAAGTTCTCCATCTAAAGACATAAGATATATAATAGAATACGTTGGGATAGTTGGGGCATATCATTGTTTGAATTATAGAGAGTTCCCAAGTCAAACAAATATAAATTCAACTCCAATACATTTTAGACATGTTTCAACAGGTGCGCCTGTAGCTGTTTCTTTATTTTCATCATTCATGTCTGGAACAGTAGGCCAATTAGATATTCTCCCAACGCATCAATTACAAGTTGGTGACTCTTGGAGGGTTAATGTATATTCATTATTCTTAGGAACAACTATTGGAGGTAATAGTATTAATAGACTAGCATCTGTAGTAAAAACAGACACAGTAAAACAAGAAATAACAGGGGGAACTTTAATAGAGTTTCCATTTTTAAGAGATGGGAATACAGCAGCGAATGGGTCAGTTATTACTCCTCCACAATCTTTTATAGCTACTAAAACGTATGTAGATATTCAAGAGTGGTTTTGGGAAGATGGGGCATATTTAACATTTAACCATTTATATCTAAATAATATATCATTAGGATATAAAAATGTATTTTTTAGGAATGCATTTCCTAATATAAATAATTTTATTTCACCAATAGATGGTAATCAAATATTTGCAGCTTCAGGGGCAACTTCAAATACAAATGTATTTATGATAGTAAGCAGTGGTGGCGCTGGGACATTTTCAGCTTCAGTAAATGGCTCGATGCAAATTAGTGTTAAAATAACATACCAAAAAAATGTATTATGTTTAGAAACTGCACCGAAAGATACTGATAGCAAAATATTCCATGAGTGTAGTGAAGATTTTCAAATATATCAGAATGGGAATAACAGATGTCATACAGGGGACATCCAGAACCAAACAACAATGCAACACGCTAGATTAACCTTACCATTGACATTTAACTGTTTTGCATTTGACAATGGAGTTGAGTCAAATAGAATTAGAGATGACTTTAACGCCCCAACTATGGAGTGGTCTCCTAGGGTTAATGGCGTATCTGAAGATTATGGCCAACAGGTACAATCTGAAAGTTTAACCTACAGCGGTGTATATAGAGCCGATAGTAATGTAAATAATTTGAATGAGTTTAATTTATCTATTGGCAACTTTAAAAACCTAGAGAAATCATTCGGCTCCATTCAGAAAATTAAATCAAGAGACAATGATTTGATTGTAATACATGAAGACAAGATAACAAAGGTATTATATGGTAAAAACTTACTAAGCGACTCAACAGGCGGTGGAACCGTATCTTCAGTTCCAGAAGTTTTAGGAACGCAAATATCATACGAAGGCAACTACGGGATAAGCCGAGACCCAATGACATTTACTGAATACGCAGGGGATATGTGGTTTAGTGACGTTCAGAGAGGTGTATTATTAAGACTAAACAATCAAGGGTTGTTCCCAATAAGTAAAAATGGTATGCAATCATTTTTCAATACTAGATTTGCTGCTGATTTCTCTACTAAGAAAATCGGGGCGTTTGACCCAGTAAATAAAAGATACATGTACACCGATACATCTGTAAAAATAACTAAGCAACCAAACACTATAATTATTAATTTACCTGTAGTTGACGCTATGGGAAGTTCATTGCCTAGCTTTTTGAATGACCCAATACTATTATCTTCAAACAACAATCCAATTCCGTAATGAGTAAAATAATATTAGATACTGATGTATCGTGGAAAATAGAAACTGACGTTGCTTGGGTGACAGGGCTGCCAAAGGTAGGCACTGGGTATTTTGAATACACTCCAATTTTTACCGAGAATGCGGGTGCTATTAGGAGTGGCAATATAACTATAACGTACTATACTCCAACGCCAACAATTGAGGTTATCCCAGTTACCCAAACTGGGGTAGGTGGATATCGTAATGCTAAAGTATTTGTAGTAGGGCTAGAAGAAGACAGCGAACTTCCTGTAAGAATAAAAACAACTGTTGGTGAGTATCAAAATATATTCTCCCCAAATTGTAATACAGAATTAGATATCAGTGGGTTTATGGGCAGCCAGACAATCCCATCAGACGGAGAAAACCTTACAATAACACTATACTATATGGGGGACAATGGATATAAACCATTCCTCCATCAATTAAATTCAGTATTATTTGTAGAAACAAATGTGCAATGCAATGACTATATAGATGCTATTGCTGAAGGTGCAACCGCTGTAACATTAACGGATAATGGTATAGATGGATATTCTGGAAATGCTGAATTTAATGCAGAAAATGATTATGCATATTTTATTTTAGACTACAGAAATATAATAGCTAATTCAACTTTAAATATAGACAATTTAAGCGCATCACTTGTTACTAATTTTAGACTAGGGCAAAACAATAGCGGAGCTGTAGTATTCAGCAGCATAGCAATAACCTCATTTACGACTGAATCTATTAAAGAAGTAAACTATGATGGGCAACAGGTATTTAAAGAAGAGAGTGATTTAGACAATACAATTATACTTACTAACATAAATACGGAAAATCCTTATTCTACCTTATCAATATCTCCGCCAACTGGGACTTCTTTTAATGGATGGACTCCTAGGATAGTATTAAACACATATCCATGCAGTACAACCACAATTAGTAACACCAAAAGAGATTACTACTACGATTGTTTACCTGATACGCCAGTAAATAGTTATCGTCATACAAATTATTATTCAGCAACTCCAGATGTAGGTACTCAATTATTAAACAGTACTACATACAAGCCAGTAACATTTACAGCAGGATGGTATAGAAATTCAACTTACGCATTCAACTTAAACTCAGCAGGAGTAGTTATAGAAAGAAGACTACTAGCTTGTTCAGAAGCTGGAGTACCTGTACTAACAGCAGAAACATTTAATATAGAAAATGGAAGTGATGTTGAGTTTAAAATAGCAGCAACGAATAATCCATACAAATATAGGATAACAAGCGTATATACCGATGTATCTGTATTGGGTGGAACGACAGGTGGAAGTTGGAACTATACAGATACAGAGGGGGCTACTAGTATAGTTAATGTTGGAATAGGAGAGACCGTTATCGTTGCGGGTAACTACAGTACGTTTACTCGAACTAGGGGAAGCGACTCAACGATAGTAAATGGAGGCCAAGCAGCATTAGATGGGATATTTGTGACAGATGATGGTGTAATAAAAATAGGCTCAGATGTAGGAGGGACATTTAGCGCTGTTGTGGTTGCAACAAACTGCGTAGGGAATAGTGCTAACAGGACATTTACGTTTATTGTTAGCGCTCCACCAGTAATACCGCCTACTGATGTATGTTGTACTTCAGGTATTCCAATAGGAGGTACAGCAGGGCAAATACTTTCTAAGATAGATGCCACTGATTATAATACTCAATGGATTGACGAAGCACCAGCAGCGTCTTTCACATCGACAGTTAAGCATCAGGTGAAACTAGGGTTAGCAATAGTTAAAGGGCAAGCGGTGTATGTAACGGGTGCGGATGGAACTAATATGGTTGTGGGTAAAGCATCTAATACTTCGGAAGCCACATCAAGTAAAACAATGGGACTACTTGAAACAGGAGGAAGTACCAATGCGCTAGTAAACGTAATTACAGAAGGTTTACTTACTGGGCTAAATACATCTTCTGCAACTATTGGAGACCCTGTATGGTTAGGGGTTGGTGGGGCATTAATTTATGGACTTGTAAACAAACCATACGCACCAGCGCATTTAGTTTTTATAGGAATAGTTACTCGTGTAAACTCTAGCAATGGTGAGATATTTGTAAAGCCACAGAACGGATTTGAGTTAAAAGAAATTCACGATGTGGATTTAATTACTACAACTCCTATAAATGGTCATCTATTAGGATTTGATGGCACTTTATGGGTGAATAAAACTATTGCAGGCTGGTTAGGATTTACACCACAACAACAATTAACATTAACAACAACAGGAACAAGCGGAGCAGCTACATTAGTTGGTGCGACATTGAACATCCCACAATATAGCGGTGGCGGTGGTGGCACTTGGGGCAGTATTACAGGTACGCTTTCTAGCCAAACAGATTTGCAAACAGCATTAAACGCCAAGCAAAATACTATTACAAATAGTGATAGCATTACGCAGGGTACTACTAATTTATTTTTGACAAGTGCTGAAAGAACTAAGTTAACTAATACTAGCGGAACTAATAGCGGTGATAATGCGGTGAATAGTTTATATAGTGGGCTAGCTGCAAGTAAAGAAGATACGGCAAATAAACAAACAGATTTAACTGCAAGTGCTACTAAGTTTCCAACTGTAGATGCAGTGAATACAGGATTGGCTACTAAAGAGCCTACAATAACAGCAGGTACAACATCTCAATATTATAGAGGTGATAAAACATTCCAAACGCTTGATAAGACAGTCGTTGGACTTGCAAATGTAGACAATACATCTGATGCTAATAAGCCAGTAAGCACAGCTCAAGCAACAGCAATTGGACTAAAATATGATGCAACTAATCCAAGTGGTTACATTTCTAACATAAATGCATTAATTTCGCAGGGCACAAATATAACAATAACAGGAAGTGGCGATGTTGCATCCCCTTACGTTATAAGCGCAAGCGGTGGCGCAGGTGGCGGTGAACCAGCAATTAGAAAAGCACAACCACGAATAACTAGAGAAACTTATTATTAAAAAAAATTAAACAATGGCAGCAGGAATAGACCCAATATATGTAGCAACCCCCAAGATAGGGTTTGGAACAAACTTAACCACAGCGAATACAGCAACAGATGGCACAGGAACGGTATCAACTTTGATGACCGCAGGGACAAACGGGGCTTTTGTTGAAAAAGTATTAGTAAGGCACTTAGGTACTAATGTGCAAACCGTAGTTAGAATATTTATTAATAACGGTGGTGCTAATTCAACGGCTGCAAATAATAGATTGATAAGAGAGATTACAGTACCAGCTAATACATTGAGTCAAACGGCTGCAAGTTTAGCAACTGATATTCCTATTAATATTCCATTGCAAGCTGGATATTCATTATTAGCAACTAATGGAACTACAATAGCAGCAGGATTGGCTTTAACCACTATATACGGAGATTATTAATTATGATAGGTTTAACTTATAAAGATAATTT